GTCAGCGATTGATGCGTAACTTCCAAACATTTATATTCTCCAAATCCTACCGCAAATAGGACAACTTCTATAACCCTTTGAATTTATATCAAGCTCCCAAGCATCATAAGGACAAAGATTGTTTTCCAAGTCCTCATCTTGTGGGTGAAGTTTAGCCTGTTCTTTATTAAAGTCAATTATGTTCTTTAGTGTTTCGTAGCTCATCGTTACAAATATCCTTTAAGTAATGATTCAAGCCTTCTCTCAAAAGAATATAAGTGAGTGTTCTATCACTCATATTGAGTTTCATTTTACTATCATGGATTAAGCGGAATAACCAAGCCTCAAATTCCTCTGTGTTCTCCATGATTAACACCTCGGTCAAACAGTTTCCAATATAACCAAGTCGTTACGAAGCCGAGACCCAAGGAAAGGGCTAGACAAATGCTGAATAAAAGCCATTTTTCTGCGCCTAACATTACGCCTGTTATGAGGCACACGATATATTCTATCTGTAATAGTGTTGCGTAGAGGACTCGGAGGTTTATCGGTCTCATCCATGCTATTCCTCTCTGTAGTTAAATACAAAGTAACCATTAGTGGTTATGTCTGCCGAAGTCCTGATTGAGACTACCGTATTCACCGCTCCCAACGGGCCATCATCACCAAACTCAAAGTGGTCAGTAACTACAGAATCAGTATCAAGGTTAGCCATACAAATAGCATTAGCAGGAGTTGAGGTTATATTAGCCCCTGTCCCAAAGTAGACCTCAAAGATAGCAGCAGTTGAACTTGCCGTTGCCATACTAACAGACTTGATTCTTATTTTCTTAAACACCGATGAAGGGGTTATCGCTGTAGCTTTAGTGGTAGAAGTCCCAGAAGTAGCTACATATAAAGTCTTAGTTGGCCCGCCTATTGTCTCACCTTCGCTTGGATACAGAGGAATGTAAACGCCATTAATCTTGACTTCAGCTAACCACGCATCTTCAAAAGTCCCTGATGCTTCCCAACCCCAGTCCCATGAAATACGATAGATAGACCATGTAGAGAATAATGCATCTGCCTGAAATTGCGCCCATGTATATTGAGTACCAGCCGTTAAATCTGTTCCAGTAGTGCCTTCACCATAAAAGAACATTCCTGCATCAGTAGAATCAAACTCATGTGCGTTCCATCCAGCAGCGTGTTCTAACCCTGCTACACCACCTAGCTGGGTTATCTCCGCCCTCTTATCAAAGTCATCGGGGTCATGTACCCAGATAACACAACCAAGCCCCATAGATTCAGCGTTAGTTTGATACCATGACCAGTTAGCTGTTTCTAATTGTGTTACTGGAAGCTCATTAACTGGTATGTATAAAGAAGCCCAATCATCACCAGATTGTGCGCCTCCGTAAAGATTAGCTAACCAGCCTCCGCCCTTTTGATTAAGTGGTGAAGTATCTGATTTAGACCAGCCTCCATAACTAGCCGTTCCTGAATAATGAATAGACGGCTTACCAAATAGCCAACCTGCTTCCCTAGCACCTTTAGCTACTGATAACCCGTCTACAAACCTTGAATTAATCTTTGCCATTTTACACCTTCCTTATAGATGTATTTATTTAGATTCTAATTCTTTAATCCTATTCTCTAGCCTAGTTATCGTTTCCTTGTCTGATTTTCTTTTAGTCCTACATTCAGGACAGCGTTTAGGCTCTACCAAATTACGGTCATGGTAGAATTGAATCTCAGCCTCACTCCAGATAAACTCATTGCCGCATATTTTACACGTTAATATTTTATCTTCCATCTTATTCTCTTTTAGTGGGGGCTGGCCTAGCGAAGCCATTTAAACGAGGTGCCGCCTCAATACCCCCACTATCTAATTATTCTTTTCCTACCCCGAACTTTTCGCACAATGTAAAGTGCGCCATTTCCAAACGATTCTCTCTGTCAAGTTGCTCAAGTAGTTTCTTAATCTTCTTACTCAAGCCCTCCGAGATTTCTATTTCTTTCTCTTGGGGTATATCATTCCCCTCATCATCTTTGACTTTCCAAGTTACCCCTTTGCTATCTTCGTTTACTGTAATCTGTAGTTGTTCTTCTTCTTCAGGGGTAAATAGTTCTTCTAGTAAAGTGCGAGCTTCCTTCATGTGTCCGAAGTTCCAGCCCTGAATTTGGGGGATGATGTTCCTGATTAGCAATCTCTCGAATACGTTAAGCTCCAATTCTCACTCTCCTATTTTATTTATCTAACAGTAGCATTAAGGTTACACCCACAATTCTTACATTCAGTGGTTGCCCTTGCGTCCATGACTAAATGATTCTTTTCGACTTCTATCGTTACTTCTTCCCCGCAATTCCAGCATTTAAGAGTAACCTTAAATTTTTCAGCCATTAGAAACCCCCTATGCTACTGTTGCCCCTAGCCCGATATATCTAGTAGACCCATCAATATTGACTTTGATATAGCCATCATCAGTAGTAACTGTTCCAGTAGTAGCTACATTATCATGAGTATTAGAAGCAATATCAAACACATAGGTTGACTTACCAAACAACTGTATTAAGGAATTGATAACACCACCACCTGCGTGTTCAACATAGATACCTTCCATCGGGATAGTTCCTGAAGTAGCCCCATAGATATTAGCCTGAATAGCTGCTACATGACCGCTTGTTATGGTACTTCCAGCTACATCTATCTGTCCATAAAGACCACAGAGTGAAGTCCCTGTCCACGTAGTAGCCCCAACAATAGCCTTCCCTTGACACCCATAAACATAGGCAGTTCCCGAACCGTTGCCACCCATTGTCACTTCACCACGAACACCCACTAAGTTGCCTGATGTCATTGTGGTAAAGGTGGTATATTTGCCATAGATAGCCCTGGAAGTGCCGGGGGTTGCTGAAGTAGCAGTCATGGCATTTGATATTGTGCTAGTTGTAGCAATCGCTGAATTAGATGATATACTAATTCCTGTAAGAGTAAAGGTAGCAGCACCACAGTCTATGATTGCCGATAGACTCCCAGTGCCATAATACTGAAAGTCAACATCGTTTGCTGTGTTACCGACTTTGACTGCGCCAGTCCCGATTGTTAGAACATCGTAAGTAGTAGATGGTGCTACCGAGGTTGATTCGTGAAAGATTAGGCTTCCACTAGACCATGAAGAACGAATTAAAGTTACGGGCATTATAAGCCTCCATAAAGTATTCTATACCTTTCGGTTTCGCCTTTCGGCTAGGGAGTTAGTTCCCCCTATTCCAATTTGTTACCCTTCCACATCTAGGGCAATAAACACTGTCAGATAAACACTGACAATAATCACATTTACGTGTTTTAACAGGTTCTAGGATTGCCTTATTAGCGGGGGGTTCGGAGAAGGCTTTTGACGGCCTTCCCCGTTTCCTTTTATCTCGTTTCTGAATTGTCACTTGTCTCCTAAGTAAGAGCTAGACTAGGAGTTGCCTGAGCATAACGAGGATAGCAAAGAGCTATAACTGAGACATAAGCATCAGCAGTCCCAGGGTCAGTGAGAACTGGTCTGCAATAAGGCTTGGTAGCCGTCAGTTCATCACTATCTACCGAGATTACAAGAGTCAGAGTGTCGTAAGTGCCATCGGTCAAGGTAAGCCCAGTAGATTCGCAAGCTGTCAAATCCCCCATAGTGTCCGTTCCAGCAGCAGCACTTACTCTGTACTGGAAGGCTATTGCTGTAGCCGAGGTTGAGGTTGAAGCAGTATCTGCTACCATCGTTAGTGCAAAGTTAGCCGTTGCCAGTTGCCCAAACTGAAGTATGAAATCAACATGGTTGAATAATCCCATATTGACTCCAGGGATTGTTGAAGTGGCTGAAAGATTCTGTGCATACAAAAGCGGAACTATGTGTACCCGTTCCCCATAATTTCTTTTTCCCATTTTATTAAACCTCCGTTAATTTACTTTAGTGAGGAAGGGTAAAATAAACCCTCCCCCTTATTTTACTTTAGCGAGCAGCAAGTGTTACAAAGCAGGACTGATAGGAAGTCGTGCCTTTGTAGGGGGTGATGTATGTTTTCCACCAAGGCTGACCATCGCAGCGATAAGTAAACCTAAAACCAGTCTGGTCAGTAGTGAAGTAAACGTGGATAGATGAAGCTGCCTTGATTGAACCTTTATCAATCATTACATACTGAGAAAGGTCGGCAAGGATTATGTCACCCACATCACCTATTGAAGCAGCCTGCTCACAAGGGATAACTGGTCTGCCCATAAGACTTCCATAAGGTGCGCCTGAAATTCCACCAGCAGGCATATAGACAGGAACGCCACCAGTACCCACAGCCATGCTCATACCATAAAGCTGAGGCTCTATGTTCTGATTAATCAGCCAAACATAGTTCATGGCGTTAGGTGCGAATCTAGCAGCCCACATTTTCTTGATGTTTTCAAAGAGGATAGTATCGGCTGCCTGTGAAGTCTCCGCCGTTATAGATAGGAGACAAGGTGCTTCAAGAATACCAAGAGGCTTGCCAGCACCATCACCATTTACTATAGCATCGGCAATCTTGAAGTCAAACTCTTTGGTAAACGCTTGGCTAATCCAAGACTCCAGGAAAGGCGCATCCTCTAAAAGTTCATCAGTCACATAGCAAAGACCTACAAGTTTCTTTAACTCTAAACTAATCTGGTCAAAGGCTGGTTGTGAAGGGGTTTTAGTTCCAGCTTCAGCAGCCCAGTATGCTTGGATACCTCCAGACCTTGAGCCGTTTGCCCTGTTAGCATCCGATACGGCCGGAATCTTGCGGGCATTAGCTCCACTTGAAACAGGAAATCTAGTTACTCTGCTAACTATATCGCTTGCTGCAAACACCTTTTCAAGTAAGTTAGTAGCAAAGTCAGTCTGGACTAAGAAACCACCTTCGCTTGGTTGCCCTTCTGAAAGTCCAGCAGGAGCCTTGAGTCTAGGGTCACTAATCCGCCCTCTCGAAACCTCAAAGTCTTTAACAGCTATAAGCTGTTGCCCCAGAGATTCAAATGGCTGGTCTCCAGCATCTTTTACGACCTTAACTTCAGTGTCACTAGCAGGCACTTTACGAGTGATTTCCTTTGCCTTGTATTCCTCCAATTTCCCCTCCAGTTCCTTAACCTTATCGGTTAAAGGTTTTATGGTTGCTTCCAATTCTTCTTTAAGTTCCATTATTTAACCTCCAATTGTTCTTTAATTATTTCGCCTAGTGTTTCAATAAAGGCTGAATTCGTTTCCGAATCCGATACTGTTTGTTCACTTGGAACATCAGCTATATTTACAGGATTGTCGTATCCTGATACACGCATCAAATCTTCAAAAGATTCCTTGCCTTCTTCTGAAAGCCCCTCTTTTTCTATAATAGATTTCAGATAATCTATTTCGTCTATGATTCCGCCTTGCCCAATTTTCTCACTGTTGAATTTGCCCTTAGATAAATATTCCTTCAATGACATAACTATAATATCTGGGGGGCTATCATTTGATAATACGCCAGCTTCATTTGCGATTTCCGCCCATTCAGTAAAGCTAGAATTAAATTCCTTTAGTAACTTCTTGATAGACTTCACTTTGTCTAGCCCGTCACCTTCATAAACAATACTGAAAAAGCAACTGACAAAAGTATCTAGCATATCCCAAAAGTAGTTTCTTAACTTACCTTTGTTTAATTCATCATCAAAATCAAGTGATTTAATATATTCATTTATTTCCTTTGATTTGGTTATTGACTTAAATTGTTTAGTAGTAATCACTCCCTCTTTAACGGCGTTCATTAAAGCATTAGGATTAGAAGGCACTGGCACAATTGATATTTCTAATAGTTCTTGTTTTGTATAAGTTCGGCGGGGGTCTTTATCGCCGTCACCATCTTCCCATTTCTGGGGAATAAAGCCTACTGATTCGGTCTTTAGATAGCCCGTATTGACTAACCTTTCAACAGTATCGGCAAACTCATAAGTCCCTTCAGGCGGGAATTCAACTGTGTTCACTAGCTTGCTGTCTTTAACACCTATCTTTGTAGCTTTCCCTACAGGTAAACTTCTATAATCATGCCCAAACATTATGACTGGATTTTTCTTAAAGTTCTTTAAATCCCATCCAGTAACATCAATAACTTCTCCGTCTCTGTCTACATCAGAGGTGGATGCGGTGAATTCGTATTGTCTTTCACCTACTTTTTTAACTTCACAGTTTTCTAAAATCTTGTACACAGTGTCCATATTACCTCCAAGAAGGTTATTCTATGCTAAATTCATGCCCTTTGAGGGCTTCTACAATTTGTGATTTGCTATACTCCACAGCAGGGAAAAGCCATGCGTAGGGGGGCATTTTAGAAGTCCCGTGTTCTAGATATTTACCATAATAAACATTAGTACCTATTTCAACTTCATTGGGGCTTACGTTATGCGTGATTGAGCTTCTTAACCTACCTGTTTGTACTTTGGGATGTCCTGTAGATTGTGAGACGTTTATTTTGGCTTGACGTTCTACAATTAGACCGACTTTTTCTAGTCCTTTTTGTAATCCGTCAAGGATTTCCTTTTCACGCTCTTTGCGATAGGATTTTATTGTTACACTACTGGAAGCCATACGCACCTGCAATTAGGATGAACGGGTATCATTCCATGAGATTCCTTAGTAATATATTCACCAGCTAAGGGCAAGCATTCTTCACAAGCATCTGGGCTAGGATAAAATTCAGATTTACCTACATTTTCAATTTCATAACGATGTAAAGCCCCTTCATTACTGGCTGCTATCGTCTCGGTTCGTGATACCATCTCCGCTCTAACCTTGACATTATCCGTAAAGTATCCCTCAATCCTCTTGGATAACTGGGTAATAGATTCACCTGCTTCAAAGCCTAACGCTAACTCATTACGGATAGCCTCCATAGTAGTCTTATTAATAGACTTGGCTAATAGTAAAGAACGTTCTGCTATCCATGTTCTTGCTGCTTCATCCATTAAATCTGGCATTATATAGCATCCTCAAATCCTGAATTATAAACCAACTCAATAGCTGGTTGGAATTTCTTAGCGGTCTTTTCATCGTCTAATTGAACTGGTAAATGCCCAGTCCTTTCTAATTCTGCTATAACATAATCCTTCTGGTCATTAAAGACAGACTCAAATACTTTATTAAACATTTCCTCTTGGCGTTCTGTTTTCTTGGCATAGGCTTCCCAATGGAGACGTTTCTGGTCAGGGGTTAAACTCTTAAAAGCTAAGGGGTTTTCTTCTTCTGGCGTTTCTTCAGGGGTTTCAGGTTTGCCATTTATCGGTGTAGGTATAAGATTAAGAGGCACTAACA